GACCACCATTGATCCACAACCTCACGCTTATGTCGGCTTTCTTTAGTAACGCCTTCCAACATAGCCCTGTCCCAACCAAATATCGACGCCACTGAATCTTTTAATACACTGGCAAATGACTCTCTCTTAAAATAATGATTATGCATTAGATAATCGGCAATAGTATCTTTACCACTACCAATACCACCAACGATTCCATAAATCTTTCTCATAGCATTCTCCAAAAATAAAACATTATACCACACGATCAATCTTAATACTACTAATATGTAATTAATTAACTTGTTATAAACCAACAAGTTAGCCGATTATGAAATATGAACTGAAACCGCCGGCTACATTGGTTTCCAATTCTTTATCTAATCTATCTAGATCGGCCTGGCCTGCTGTTTTCATATCATTGCCATTCAACGACACACCACTGCCTGGTCCAACGATGGTTGAAAAATAACTACGAGCCTCGCCCAATATTATTTTACAAACTGCTAGTGTGTAATCCCGTAACCATTGCTTTGCATATATATCAGTCAATAATACATAGTCTGGTCTAAAGTTGTATGATTGTATCAAAATTTGCTCACCTTGTGCAAATGGTCTTTGTAATATATCTAAAATATGACTAGTTGGCTTCCAGTTGAACTCTATATAACTACCAAACATCCGACCAACTAATTTTTGATACCCGGCGAACAGTTCATAGGTAGCTAAACCACCCATCATGCTACCACTCATCAAAAAAGTGTTCGTATAACTCAGATTGAAAGGTTCAAATAATGTTCCGCCTGCGCCGATGCCACTCCTAGAGCCAATAGCCCGGCGGAACACCTGTCTTACGGTAATGACCTCATCCGGTAGACGGTATTCATTCACATCAGCCAAAAGCTCTAAAAACCCATAGCTTTCTTCTACCGAATTTGGACTTCGTTGTCTATATCTTGTTATTGCTCGGTCAAGCGCCGTCTCATAGTGAATAGGGTCAAGATCTAGGTCAATTATTTGACCCGCCATCATTGTCTTGACGTATTCAAATACATTGTTTCGTTCTGTTGTTCTGTTGGTGTGTAAGTCGGTGAGTATTTCAGACATTATGTTTCTCCATTATGGTATTTATGGCTCGACTGACAGCGGTATCCGCAACTGCCGTTAGCGGCTGGCTAAATACCATTATATTACAATCAAGAGAAAAAGCAATGCCCAAATTATCACTGTACCATCCCGAAAAATCCAACAATTTTCGATTTATAGATAGACAAATTAGCAAGATGTTTCAGGCTGGCGGGACAGATGCATATTTGCATAAATTTTTGGGTACTAATTCTACCAAGGGCACGGCTGACCAGCCCACCTATAGTTCTATGTCACCGGCCAATATTCAAGATTTATTATTATTGGAAAATAGAGATAGGTCATATGACCCAGAAATATATCGGCTACGATGTCATTATAATGTTCAAAATCTTGACTTTAATTTAAGCCAATTTGGCTTATTCATAGACCAAGATACATTATTCATGACGGTGCACATCAATGATTTTATAAATTTTGTTGGTAGGAAACCGATTAGTGGCGATGTTATAGAACTTCCTCATTTAAGAGATGATTTTGCCCTTAATGAGTTTGATGTTAGTTTACCAAGGTATTATGTAATTGAAGATGTTTCTAGAGCAAGCGAGGGATTTTCGGCAACCTGGTATCCACATTTATATAAGTTAAGAATAACTAAAATAACCGATAGCCAACAATTTTCTGAAATTCTTGATTTACCAGCCGGGGAAGATAGTAGTTTAACAGTTAGAGATGTATTAAGTACTAGAACAAAAGAATTACAAATAAACCTGGCTGTTATCAATCAAGCAGAAATAGATGCACCACTGAGTGGATTTGAAACTAGACAATTTTATACATTGGCGGTCGATCCTTTAACAGGGCAGCCAATCATCGAAACCGCTGATGAAACAACATTAGATGCTAGTGTTGCATCGTATCTCGCTAGTGAGAATTCAGGTAGGCCATTCCGAACTGGCTATACTGGTTATTTGGTTGGTGATGGATTTCCGGTAAACGGGTATGATTTTGGCATAGGTGTGCAATTTCCAGCACATGCTGGCCCTGATGATTATTTTCTTAGAATAGATTTCATGCCAAATAGATTGTTTAGATTTGATGGGACACTTAGTGCATGGGTTAAAATAGAGGATGCGGTGAGAATGTCAATGACCAATAATGATACTAGACAGACGCTTAAGACAAGTTTCATTAACAATAAAGAATTCACCTATAATGATAGCGTTGGTGTTGATATTGTTGACTTGGTGGCTGGTGCTACTATTATCAAAACTAACATAAATTTCACAACGGCCATTTATGCTGTTATTAAAATATATCCAAATATATTGGATTATGAGGTTTCTTTATATCCTGGGTTGATTACTGGGTATTTGCTAGATGGTGTGGAGAAGGTTCAGATAAATTTACCAATGATAGATTTAGAACAACAAACGATACCATATGATGGTTCTTGGAATGTTACTCTATATAATTATAGAGAAGCACAAAGAGGTAGTCTCTCAACGGCACTAATGCCAGACGCGAATTTCTAAGGAAAAATAATATGCAGTTTTTTTATTCAGGCCAAATGAGGCGATATATATCACAGACGATTAGGTTTTTTAGTAACTTTGTTGTCCAGTATGGCGACGGCTCATTGCATCAAATACCAGTTGTATATGGAGATGCTGATAGACAGTCGGCAACCATCATGCATCAAAATTCTGAAAACGTAGTCAATTCAGTTCCACGTATAAGTGTTTATATAACTGATTTAAAACTTGATAGAGATAGATTAGCAGACGCCACCTATGTTGGTAAGTTAAATGTCAGGGAACGTGGCGTAGACCCATCGACTGGTTCATATAATAGCACCAATGGTCGTAACTATACAGTAGAAAGAATAATGCCAACACCATTTACTCTAAAGATGAAAGTGGATATATGGGCATCAAGTACTGACCAAAAATTGCAAATACTAGAACAAATATTAATATTTTTCAATCCAAGCGTTGAATTTCAAACATCAAGTAATTATGTAGATTGGACTAGCCTAACGGTAGTTAATTTAGATGATATAAATTGGTCCAGTAGGGCAGTCCCCGTTGGGACTAATTTAACAATTGATATAGCCACACTAACGCTGTCAATGCCAATATGGCTAAGCCCACCAATAAAAGTTAAACAATTGGGGGTCATAACCAACGTTATTACTAATTTATTTGCAAGTGCCACTAACAATCAAACAGGTTATATAGAAGGACTGGGGGTCGACACAACCGAACCATCAACTGTTATGTCGGATATATTAAACGTAGAACCAACAACAATTTCTAATTATAATATTTCCGTCTATGGTGATGCTATTACATTAATGGCGCCGTTGTCTAACACGAACCCACCAGACCCATTTAGTGAAATACCAACACCAAATACACCACTGACTTGGGATTTTTTGTTTGCTCAATATCCAGGAAAATTCGTAAATGATGTGAGCACCATTTATCTAACACAACCAACGGGTGGGCAAATAATAGGAACAGTATCATTAAGTGATATACCATCAGTATTAACTGCATCTTGGTTTTCAGCATCATTACATACAAACACTGGCATTGATAGCCAAGGTAGATTGGAAACAGACCAAGGTTATAATGTTGCGGGTAGTAATAGACCACTAAGCCCAGGAACATTTGACGCCATTATAAACCCAGTATCTTATAATCCAAAAAGACCAAATGGCGAAATAGCTGACCAACCGGTTGCGGGGGGGACTAGGTTCTTAATAATAGAAAATATTGGCAATATAAACAATAACAATGGAGCAGATGCGTGGAAATCCACATCAGGTATGGATTTTATCGCAGACATAAATAATATCATAGAATGGACTGGTAGTCAATGGAATGTTATTTTCGACACCAGCACTGAACATGATACCATAATATGGGAAACTAACGTTTTCACCAATATCCAATACATGTGGAATGGTGTGGCTTGGGTTAAAAGTTTTGACAATACATATAGGGCAGGGACATGGCGCTTAGTGTTATAGGTGAACGGATTGTGTGCTCGGGTGCTTTATTTTATGCCAAAACAACATCTAGATTTTTATTATTACAAAAAGCTAGGGGGAAATATACAGGAACCTGGGGCTTAGTTGGCGGCACAAACATAGCCGGTGAGAATCCGTTTACTGGGTTACAACGTGAAATATTAGAAGAAATAGGGGTTAGTCCAGATGTTTTAAAAACAATACCATTGGAAACTTTCGTATCCAATGATAAGATTTTTAATTTTCACACCTATCTATGTATATTAGAGGATGAATTTACCCCAAGATTAAGCGATGAACACATGGGGTGGGCTTGGGCCACGTTAGACAATGCACCCAAACCCATACATCAAGGATTGCGCAATAGTTTTTCTAACAAGATTATAAAAACTAAATTACAAACCATAATAGAAGTTATAGAACTACTCTGAAGGTTTATTGAAAATCAATGCGTTGTTGACAAACCATCCCATATGATAGCCTTCTCTACAATATGATACACAATTTTTCAGTAAGGCATCATTGTGTATCAATCCCATACCTTCAAGCATATTTTTCCAATATGCCTTAGGGCGGCAATTGATATGACCAACGCCCCCTTGTCCAGGTCTGGCCGCCGTCCATATTAAAGTACCACCTGGTTTAATTGAATCATATACAACTTTAGCAACATCGGCAGAATATTGTGGATCAACGTGCTCAGCTACTTCAAAACACAAAACCAAATCTTTTTCGTATTTGGTTTTTAAATTCAACAAATCAGCTTGAATTAATAAATGCTTAGCATCAACCCTAGCATCGCAATCAATGCCAATAGCGTCCATTCCTAGTTCATTTAACGCATAAACGTGAATACCTGGACCGCATCCTAAATCAATCACATCAACTGGATTGATATTAGTCTCAATCCAAATGGCCAAACGATCGGCAAATGGTCTTTCTTCATTTTCAATAATCGCGTAGTCTATTCTTGGTTTATTGTTTGGAAATACTTTTTCCAAATATCCTAAGTTATTTCTTTCGTCATTTCTTTCATACCAACCATTGCCAGTATGTATGTCCAATACTGATTTAAAGTATTCCTCATACATCCCAGCCACGACATCCATACTGAAATTATTAACCGCCCAATCTCTACAATTTTGTGGGTTGATAGTTTCGATGTTTTTGGCGGCCCATAAGAAATGTTCAAATGTTCTACAACGATAACCAGTGACCCCATGTAGGTTATTCTCAGCCATGCTACCCCAATCAGTAGAAATGACAGGTGTTCCTGAAAACATACACTCAACCATGACACCACCAAAGGGCTCAAGATATAAACTAGCAACAAACGCACCTTTGGCACCAGCCATTAGTTTCTTTCTAGTTTCCATATCAGCATAACCAATAACTTCAACATGGCTGGGTATTTCAGTATAGCCACATTCCGCCAATGAATTTTGCCCAGCAATTACCAACTTAGCACCAATAGCCTCAGTGACTTGAATTGCAACGTGGATTCCCTTTCCAGCGTATACTCTACCTAAAAATAAAAAGTAATCCTCTTTATCCGCCGAATAGGTGAAGTTGTCGGGGTCGAAATAATTTGGGATCACCACGTCATAAAAGTTTTGATTGCAAGTTCCAACATTATCCAATCCATTATAAGCATGCATGATAGCATAGCTCTCAAATATCTTATATTTGGCGAAATGGCCGCCGGCATACCCTATGCC